GATTGCTCAGAATAGTATTCTTACTCAACATATTGACGATGGACAAGTAGGAGCAGCTCAATTAGCAAGTGATGCAGTAACATCAGCTAAGATAGGAGATAACGCTATCAATAGTGTAGCATTTATATCAAGCGGTTTAATTACATCAGACTTAATATCAAATGGAACTATTGTATCGGGAGATATAGCAGATGGCACAATAGTGTCGGGTGATATTGCAAATAATGCTATTTTAACACAGCATATTGATGATGGGCAGATTACTACTGACCAAATACTAGATGGAACAATTACAACGGATGATTTAGCAGGTGGTATAATAATATCATCAAAGATAGCAGCGAATACTATAACAACAGGCAACATTGCAGATAACGCAGTAGATGGCAGTAAGATAGCACAGAATAGTATTCTTACTAGACATATTGACGATGCACAGGTTAACACTGCTCAACTAGCAGGTAACTCTATAACAGCCGCAAAGATACAAGCAAACGCTGTTGGTTCAAGTGAGGTTGCAGGTAATGCTGTAACAGCTACACAATTATCAAGTGCAGCATTAGATGGCAAAACAATGACTGGTACTATTACTTTCCATGATGACGCGGCAGTAAATTTTCAAGATAATACTAAGTTTAGAGCAAACGGTTCTTTAGGTATTAATGATAATAATGCTCCTCAAAGATTACATATAAATGGAGTAGCTGGTTTTGATGTAAGCACAGGAACTTCATCAAGTACATCAGTATTTACACTGGACTCATTCAGCGCAACCGTATTCAGAAGTGCTGAATACACAGTACAAGTTACAAACTCAACAGATAGTGATTATCATACTTTAAAGATTTCACTATTCCATGATGGGTCAACAGTTTATTTAACACAATACGCTTCTATATTTGACAATGGTGCACAAGCAACATTTGATGCAGATATAAGTGGTGGCAATGTAAGATTAAGAGTCACGCCAGCAAGTGGAGACACAATGGCGTACAAGTTTATTAGAACAACAATAGAGGTATAAAATGGGACAAAAATTAGACTTTAACATCGAGGACGCAGGACTTAAAATTGATGGTACTGCTGCAATTGGTTCTGACGCAAGTTACTCAGGTACACTAAACTCAGATAAAATTACTGGAGGTACAATTAGTGCTTCAAGATTACCATACACAATTACACAGACAGCACCAACAAATACCAGTGGAACAAGCAGTGGTCATATATGGTTTGTATATTCGAGTTAATCAGATATGGCATTATACATCAATGATAGTGGAACTCTTCGCCAAATATCGTTTTTAGCATTAAACGATGGAGGAACATTACGCCGAATAAATGAAGTATATGTAAATGATACAGGCTCATTAGCTGGGCCATTTACTATTACACATCAAACTTCAAGAAACACGGCTACATCAACATCTACTATCTCTGGTGTACAGGAAACATCCTACGCTACAACTACAACTTTTAATACTACACAAAGTACTTTAACTACTTTTGATACAGCAAAAACTACAGTATTTAACACAACACAGGCAACTGACACTAGTAGAACAACAACATTTAATACAACTACTACATTTACAACAACAACTGCATTTACAACTACAACTACCTTTACTACAACACAAGGTACAACAACTGCATTTACAACAACAACTGCCTTTACTACTACTACAACATTCTTAACTTCTAAGAGTACAACTACAGCTTTTGATACTACAACGACTTACACTACTTCATATGACACAGTGATTAGTACAAGTAGAAATACATCATTTGCTACAAACACAAGTAGAAGTACAAATACAGCACAGTCAACAGCTTACATTACAACATTTACAACAGAGACTGCGTACATTGATAATACATCATTTTCTACAACTAGAATTACAACTTTTGATACTTCTACAGCGTACGTAGATAGTACAACATTTGCTACAGATACTGCATACATAGATAATACATCTTTTGCTACAACTAGAACAACAACATTTACAACAAGTACAGCATATATTGATACTACAACATTTATAACAGAGACTGCATATATTGATAATACATCATTCTCAACAACTAGAACAACAACGTTTGCTACATCAACTGCATATATTGATAATACATCATTTTCTACAACTAGAATTACAACATTTGATACAGCAACAGCTTACATAGATAATACAAGTTTTAGTACTTCATTTACAAACAATACATCTCAAGCAACAAATACAAGTAGAAGTACTGGATTTACTAACTCTACAGCTTACGATACAACACAGGCAACAAATACAAGTAGAACTAGTTCTTTTACAAACTCTACTGCGTACAATACATCACAAGCGACAAACACAAGTAGAAGTACTGGCTTTACAAATAATACAAACACAAGTAGAAATACTAACACAAGTAGAAATACAGCATTTGCTACGAACACTTCTAGGAATACAAATACATCTAGAAGTACATCCTTTGCAACAAACACAACTAGAAATACCTCTAATCCTAGAAGTACTAGTTATATTACTACTTTCGATTATGTAGAGTATGAAGAAGAACAAGGAATGGTAACTTTCACCACTTCTCAAAATACTACTAGGAACACTGCTGTTAATGAAGGAACTGGATTTACAAACAACACAAGTAGAAATACTGCATTTACAAACGCAACAGGCTTTACAAATAACACAAGTAGAAGTACTGGGTTTACAAATGCAACTGGATTCACAAATAGTACAAATACTTCTAGAATTACAGCATACATAGATAACACAAGTTTTGGAACTTCTAGAAATACTAATACCTCTAGAATTACAGCGTACATAGATAATACAAGTTTTGGTACAAGTAGAAATACTAATACCTCTAGAATTACCGCATACATAGATAATACATCTTTTGCTACTAATACTTCTAGAAATACATCTCAAGCTACCAACACTTCTAGAAATACAGCTACTTCACAGGAAACAAGTTATAACACATCTCAAGCTACGAATACTGCTAGAAGTACTAATACATCACAGTCAACAAGTTATACTACTACTCAAGCAACAAATACTGCTAGAGATACTAATACTGCTCAATCTACAAATACCGCTAGAAATACAAATACATCGCAGTCAACAAGTTATACTACTACTCAAACAACAAACACAAGTAGAAGCACAAATACATCGCAGTCAACAAATACTGCTAGAAATACAGCTACATCTCAATCAACTAGTTATACAACTACACAAGCGACAAATACCGCCAGAGATACAAATACTTCACAGGAAACAACTAGAACAACAACATTTGCTACAGATACAGCGTATGTAGATAATACTTCTCAGTCAACAAGTTACGAAACAGCTTATATTACAAGTAGAATTAGTACAAGAGATACAGGTACAAGTAAATCTACAACAACAACATTTGCTACAACACAAGGTACAATTACAAGTAGAAGTACTGCATCAAGTAGAAGTACAACAACAACTTTCAATACTGATACAACTACAGCATCGAGCAGAAGTACTTCATCTTCTAGAGCCACAGAAACCTCTAGAATAACTGTATTCGCTACGACTACAACTTTTGAAACAAGTAAGTCAACACAAGTTTCAACAGGCAAAAATACAACTACTACTTTTAATACTACAAGGTCAACAGATACTACAATTACTACCGACCACTTAACCACAACAGTATTTAATACATCTACTGTTGTATATGAAAGAACAACAGCCTCTCAGGTGGGAACACTATTCGATACAGAAGTGTCTTCACTAGAAGACTATGGATTCTCCTACTGGGATGGCTCACAATGGAGCGAGTCAAACTAATATGGCAGGTGGATTTAAAAAAGAAACAAATATTACACCAGAATACGTAAACAGAAAAATGGAAAGTATGATGGCAGCACTCTACGATACTGTAGAGGAAACAGAAAAAAGATTAAAGAATATGGAACAAGTTATATTCGAGCTGAAAAATGAAAAGACAAATAAAGCCGAATAAAAAACTAGAGGCTATGACGATTAATGAGAGCTTAGGCGATGTCGCCACTCATTTTATGAAATCAGGGTCGTCATATAGACCGACTAGTGACTTAGAAACTTTAGCAGACTTTCGTAAGAGAGTATTGCCAGAAAAACATAGAGGCAGTGATGTGTCTTATGATATTTGGTTTAATACAAATGCTAAACAAACTATTCATAAGTGGTTATACACAGACTTTTTAGGTAATGGAATATATTTAAGAGTGCCAAGTACTCCTATAAATGATAAGTTAACTAAACACATTGTTCATTCGGACATAAAAATAGACGAAGAAAGATGTGAAAAAATAGTAAATAACTTTCATAATAAGTATACTTTAGGAGCAAATCAAAAATACTATGATAAAGTAATATTTTTGCCAGGTACTAATCTTTTATCAAAAGGTAAATGTGTACATTGGGGTAGAGTAAAACAAGCTATTGATAATGGCTTTGTAATAAAACCACACCCAATTACTACTAAGTTATGGGTTGCACGACTAAGACTAGATTTTGGAGAAGAGAATGTCTTAGATAAAAAAGCGGGAGGTTTCGAACTTCTTGCAAATTGTAAAGAGTGTGCAACAATGCCAAATAGTGAAATGGGATTGATGGCACTTATGTTAGATAAACAATTAAGTATGGTATCGCATACAAAAAAAGATAGAGAGAAATCTCTTTTAACTTATGAAAGTTTATATTATGCAATAGCAGATACAAACGCAAAACAATCGCTGAAGAAAATATTTTCAGCAAAGAACTCAGGAATAATCTTTAGTTTTGACGAAGACGCTGAAGATAGAGTTAATAATTATCTCAATAATTTTTGGGACTACATGGTAATAGACGGATGATAGAATTAGCAACAAAATATAAAAAAGATTGGACTATGTTCACTCTTGCCTCTTTAAAAGACCAGAAAGGTTTTCGCTTACACTTGTTTATAAATAAAGAAGATTGGAATGTGCAAGAAGTGGATTGGATTTTAGCTAACTTTACAAATGTAAAGATATACGAATCTTGGTGGAACAGTAATAACATTTCTAGAATGGTATTTCATTTAAAACACTACTATAAAGATATTGGTATGGCTAAAAGATTAGTAGTATGGGATGGAAATAGAATCTTTAATCATAATATTGATACTGGTGATATTCCACCTGCCGAGTTTTTCAAGGCTTCTTTATCTTTCTTAGCAAGAGATTTAGTTTTTGATAAACACCCTAACATAGGTCATTATTATGATGTTCTTAAAATAAAAAGAAGGTCTCATCAGGATATGCCTATAATAGATAAAAATATTGTATTTTTAAATTATGATAGGTTGGCAGAATTTGAAGATAGAGATTTATTCTTTACAAGACAAATCGATCCACCTAATCAAGGCAAAAGACCTTATATTGATACTAAATTAATTGCGTGTAATGATTTAGCTTTCTTTGAAGCACTTACACATTTTAAACATTCATGGCAACCTCTTTATGTAAATGGTAAACTAGATAGATTAATACAGCTAGATGCTTTGGGACCAAAGGAAATGTTAGACTATAATATCATGTTGAGAAAATCTTTGAGTATAGATATTGAACATCAATACTTAGCCAGAGATTATGGAAACTTGAATACAGGAGTTCAACTATCTGTTCCTTGGGATTGCTATACTAAACTAATTGATAAAATACCTGTGAACTTCAGAAACTCTAGATTAAATGAATTATTACTAATAAAAGCCGCTAAGCAGAAAGCTATGGCTGGAAAGTTACTAAAAGCTGGATTCCATTTAGGAAAGGTCTAAATCTCCCTGATTTAGGTCTGATAATATTTTCCAATCAATCACACCCCTCTCATATAAATCAACTACAATCTCTTTTTCTTTAGAAGAATGGGGATTGTATGTTTGTGTACTTACAGGAATGTGCCAACTATAAGGACTGTTAAATCCAGCAGTTATCGAAAGTGCTTTAGAAAAGAAATCAAATCCTACCAATGTAAGAGTAGAAAAATTTATTTTCTGTAAAAAGTATTGAATTGCAACGAAACCTGCTGAAGGACGTTGTCCGTTTACTTCATTGTTTTTAGCTCCCACTAAATCGAATATCGATAACAATTCTTTGTCCGAAAACATTTCAATAACTTTATAGTTAGGATAGTGGTCGGGAAGTTTATCAAGGTGTATTCGTGAGCGGTTGAATAATACAGGAATATTATCAGGAAAAAACTTTCTCTTACTATATCGTAAGAATCCAGTTATCCAAATGTCGGTACGCTTACCAACACTATCCCAATTTTCGGAAGTAGGAATACCATTTCCAAATCTCACAACTGTATCAAAACTTTCAATATAATCAGCGAGATTATGTTGTAACATTTCTACTGAATTACCAACTAAGACAATATTTTTTCTTTCTGTAAGTTTCTGTAAATTTTCTTCCATTCGTTAGAGTATCCTAGGTTATCGTGAATATCAAGCCAAGGGCCGCCATCTGTAAAGTGTACTGCCTTTGGATTATCAAAGTAATAATAATTTACCATTGCATTAAATTCTGCAGGTAAATTACCTATTGAATCCGCCCAATTCATCTCATGCAAATCACCCGCTGGGGCGTAGTTTACATACTCAGTATTAAGTTTCTTACATCTTCTATTATCAAAATACATCAAAGATGACCAGTATTTTCTATAGTACGACATGTTTTGTTTGTCGTTCATCTTAACTTTAGGAGATAAAAAGGAGGGGTGTTGAACGCAATAAACAGAATGTTTTGCGTTTGTGTATTGTACTATTTCTTGGGGGTCACACTTCCACATAAAGTCGCTATCGCAAAAAAGTGCGTTTCCCTGAAACATTGAAAGGTGAGGTACAAGAAAGCGAGTGAAAGCAAACTCAGTACTTTCTCCTTGATATGCTCTCTTGTAAATTCCTTCCTCTTTGAGTTTTGATAATACCAATGGTTTTATAGTGTGGTATGTTGCATACCTTTCAATAGAAGCCTTGCATACAGCATAGGCTTCAGGTTGGTCACTATCGAAACCAATGTAAATTATCATCCGTCTTTTAAACTATGACCTAAGTCATTGACATAAGCTTGTCTAGCAGTCTTCATTGCAGCAAGCTGGTTGTCTAAATCTGCGAGTTTCGCATCGCAGTATTGTATTGCGTTAAATAGAGCTTTTTGGTCTTTATTAAAGTTTTCCGCATCATGCTCTATTCCATCTATGGTTATTGAACTCATTTAAATATATCCTGCCAATTGCCTTGTGTACTCGCCTTAGCATACTCGGTAGCACGGTTTTCAAAAAAGTTGGTATGCTCAACTGCGTTGACCTGCATGTCAATCCAAGGTAAAGGGTTGTCTGTACTATGAAATATTTTCTTCATACCGATACCTAATAACCTTCTGTCAGCAATATATCTAATATATTCCTTGACTTCTTTTGCTGTCAAATCTGGTATATCTGCTTTATC